TCTTCCCCAGTCAATTGACTGTTCATAGAAACACGTTTGTCAGATGCCTTGCCCCCGAAAGTCACCCGCATGAAGTTTGGACTCCATTCCCCCGCCAGCACATCGCAGAAAGGAGCCCCCGCTCCGGTAGCATCCACAGCCACATTCTCTGGGCTGACCCCCTTACGTTTACAGTGATCTATGATCTGCTGAACAATCTGGTAGGTGCGCGGGACTGCCTTGTTCGTTGCGTCATCGTTCAGATGAACAGCATCCACAAACTGACAGACGTATTGGCCGTTTCTAGCGTAGCCCACCTCCGCAATTGAGAGGATGGTCCGGTCCCCTCCATTTGTAAAAGCGGGGTCAATCCCAGCCACCATGGTAGGTTTGCCCTCCCATTCTATCTTACCCATTGCCCCACAGTTGGTTAGCTCTGACTCAGCGTAAATCCCTGTGGTTTCGTCAGAATCGAAGAAAACCGCTCTGATCATCCGCATGTAGCCCCGCGACTCCGTGCCCAGTAGTATACGGTCTTCTTCCAGTTTCTCCGCTGTCGGGAGCCAAGGATATTTAGTTTCTCCTAAAAGAACGTTGGGGCTACGCTCTCCATCGAGTCGGATGTATTTGCCACCCCACTTGGTGTCCCACTCGTCTGCTGTCTGAATATCGACTGACTCCCAGCCGTCCTTGGGCTCTGACCACACGCCGAAAGCATCAAACCGCGAGTTCGGGTTGGACATCCCGATCATCTGGAAAAACGGGTTTTTCGACAAGTTAGTCAGACCCGCATTCAAAATGGCCTCTGACAACTCAGACAACTCATCGCCAATCAGAATCACCCTCTTCTGTTTAATACCAATAAACTTACCTACGGCTTCCCTTGTCTTAGACTTTTCCGCCGCGATCAGTGACAGACCCGCCCGCTCAATAAGGTTTTCGCGTTCATCGACATAAGCCGCGTTTCCAATTGAATCCCGAATCTTGATTGGTGCCCCCTCAATCACTGACAAGAGTGAGATCACTGAGCCCCATATTCGTTTGCGCGCTTCCCGCAAAGTGGTAGAAGTCATCAATACCAGAGTGTCGCGAGGCTGGGATAACCAGTTGACAATCCCCCACGCTGCCATTGTATGTGATTTACCCGATGATGCTGACCCCCCTACTGACAGGTATTTGTTGTGTATGGCCGAACGAATCATTTGCTCTGCCCATGGGTGGCGAACCATCAAAGGTTCAGGCAGATCATCATGGTTCCAGAGTTCATCACATATCCTCCAAAAATAATATTCACGGGCTAAGGCGCGGGGGTGGTGGGCAAACCCATATAGCAGAGCCGTTAGAACACTGGTGGGTGGGATTAGTAGCCCTCCCACATCCATCTTTTTTGTCTTGGGGTCAATGCGTGGCTCTATAACACGCTTGCGTTTGGTTGGATCGGAAGGCATGATAGAACTAGATATAAATCTACAAATTTTACAATGGCGGACAAGAACGAAGGCAACACCGAGATAGTTCAAAAGGCCCTAGAGATGAACGCGCAGGGCATGACAAATGCAGCTATTGGGCGGCATCTTGGGGTTCACCAGAACACAGTGCGGCGCTGGTTCCGCAAGTTAGGCCTCCCCCCAAAAAAAGCAGGTTTCAACTTACCTAATGTAAACCCCGACAAGGACCAACTAAAGGAGAAACTGGAAGTAAAACTCTCAGACATGACCCAACAGGCCGCGACGGAAGCCAGACTCGCTGCCTCTGAAAAAGAAGATCAGGTTCTTGCAGAGATAGCGGAATCCCAAAACTCACCCGCCGACAAATACCAGCACTACGTTGCTGCCGCAGGGATTAAGCTCCTTCGCGACAGCATGAGCATGGTGCGCGGGCCAAGGACCATACGCGAGATGTCTGAACTGGATCAGCTGATCCGACGTAACCTTGGCTTGAACGCAAAGACAGGAGGAGGCGGCGGCCGAATGCAGATCGACATTTCAATCCTTAACAATTCTACCGACCAAGACGGCAAAAAGCGGGTATCCGATAAACCGATTATTGACGTGGAGGACACCAGTAAAGATGAACTGGGGGGATAGGTTCTCTTTAGAATTCAATGGAGCCGAAGATACAGAGGGCGAATATGTAATATCTATCCTGCCAGCCATATCTGAAGCGTATATGGGCGTAATACGTCACCCTAACGGCCCCCCTATAGCTTGTTATAGCCACGAATTAGCATCCCATATCCTAGCTAAAAAGTGGCATATATCGAAAAAGTCTGCCTACAATTTAATTGACTATATAGCGCAAAACGCTAAAGGTGACACAGCACCCGCGTTTTTAAAAACTTGATGCGATGTTTCAGCAGCGTCATGTGGTAAAGAACCCCTCTGTATTGCGCCGGAAAAACCTACATGAAAATAGGTTCGTCTACAGAGTCACTGTGGCTCAGGGTTCTTACTACCGAGTAGTACCCGACTGTTGGAAAGAAATTTGTTTTCTCCGTCTTCTGGAAAAAGGAGTTGACCTAGAAGTCCCTTCAGAAGGAGATGGCGTTTTTGTGTCTTTTAAGGCCTTGCCAGAATGAATACCGATCAGCTACTTAAACTCCACGAGGAAACCTGCGAAACCGCACGAGACATCATGCGGAGAAAGAATAGCGACTACACTGGTGGGTCTGAAGCAACCGATGCGTTGGAGAACTTCAAGGCATCCCGATCCTTGGGTCTGCACCCTGCGACCGGACTCCTGCTTCGGGTGCAGGATAAGTTGATGAGGATTCGCTCGTTCGTGGCCGATGGCTCCTTGCGAGTCCACAATGAGTCAGTGGAGGATGCATGTGATGACATTGTAAATTACGCAATCCTCTGCAAAGCCTTGTTAAGAGAAGAAACGGAAATCAAAAAATAGTAACGATGAACTTAGAAATTGTCAGGGAAGCCCGTAGAAAAAAATGTGCAGCCGAATGTCGGGAACTTGCAAACTGGCTCTTGGACAGAGCCAATCTGCTAGACAAAGAACTGACCGATGATCAGAACACATTGGTCCTTCTGACCAAGCACATGGGCCGAATGAGAGCAAGCATTGACCAGTGCGGATGGTTGGCGACAGAGAAACCAGCAAGCCTACCACTGCAAACACAGAAATGATTGTGGGTGTCGATAACGGGCTGGACGGCGGACTTTGCGCGATAGCCCAGTTCGACGGCAGCCTGATCGACAAAATCGCGATGCCCTGCCAGCAGCGGAGCAAAAAGCGCGAAATTGACATACGCAAAGTCCACGAGTGGTTAGTGGCTTTTAACACCCCCTTTGTCCTCGCTATCGAAGAACCACTGGCTCACGCAAAAAGCTCCCAAGCGGTTCGCTCTATGGCTATTTCATTCGGCAAGTTACTGGGTATGTCCGAGTGCAAAGGCTTTGAGACAAAAAGAATCAGCGTACATAAATGGCAAAAAACCATGCTGGGATATGTCCCCAAAGGCAAATCCAAACAGGCCGCACTAGATAAAGCCAAGGAACTCGAACCCTCAGAAAACTGGCTAAAGAACAAGAGGTGCCGCACCCCGCATGACGGCATGATCGACGCTTTTTTAATCGCCCACTACATAAGGGGGAAGAAAAGAGTTGACGGGAAATAGTCTTCGCCACATAGTGCCCCCCGCACTTGTCAGTGCCGTGTGTGATACTTAGTGCTGACGGGGTGGTAGCGAACTATATAGGTGGGCTTCTAAACTCTTGCTGGGCCACCGGTTTGCCGCGACCCACCCCGTCAGTGCTAGAAAAAAGTTGATTTTTTTATGGGGGAGAGCCCCAAGGTGTGCTAAGGGCATAGGCAGTGCCAAAACATCACACACCAAAGACAGTGGCTCAGTTTTTTGAGCTTCACGATATTACGCTACCCGACAAAGCCTCACTGTGGGGCAAAGCTATCGAAGCAGCTTTTGAGTCTGGGTTCCGAATAGGGAGGACCCAAGAAGACGAGGTCGTCATCCTGACGCCAGAAAAACACCGCAAGATATACAAAGGGTTCGGCCGTGCCCCTAGATTCTCTCGCTCCAAACTAGGGCTTATTCTAAGCCACGCCATGTTCAATAGCCGCCTGCACTAATGAAAACACTTTTCCCAAAACAAAAAGACCTGCACGATTTCTTCGTCGCCCAGCAACAGCAAGGAGACAACACATGCGACACATCCCACACTGGGGTTGGCAAAACCGTGGTTGCTTGCCAGATGGCTAAAACCCTCGACCGCCCCGTGGCCGTCATATGCCCCAAAGCTGTTGTACCTTCTTGGGAACGCGAGATGAACGAGACGGGCGTGGACCCAGTCTTTGTTCTGAATTTCGAGAAGATACGGACGGGAAAAACACCGTACATGAAAAAAGCGGGGAAGAAGATAATGAGGTGGTCCTTGCCAGATAACACTCTTGTTTTAATCGACGAGATCCACAAATGCAAAGGGCCCTACACCCAGAATGCCCAGCTCGTTATCTCCCTTATTCAGCAAGGTTATTCAGTACACGGCATGTCAGCTACCGCAGCAGAAGACCCCACTGAGATGAGGGGCTTAGGATATATGCTGGGGCTCCACTCGCTGAACAAAACAGAAAAAGGCCTACAAAGTTGGTACTCGTGGATGATGCGAAACGGCTGCCGCCAAAACGAATGGGGGAAATGGGAGCTTATTAAAAGGTCTGTCCTCCCTATCTTACGTAATCAAATGTATGGAAAAAACGTGGCTAAACTCACTGTGGACGATTTCCCCGACTCGTTCAAAAATAACCGCGTGATCATCGAGACCATTGAGTTCAGCAACTCCTCCAAGATCCGATCCGCTTACGCGAAAGCAGGGATCACCCCTGAGATTGTCCAACAGTATATTGAGAACGGGACGGTTGAAGATAGTGAACATGTATTGGTGAACATACTCCGCGCGCGCCAACTGGCTGAGTCCTTCAAAATACCTGATATCGTCGATATGGCCGAAGCTCTTGTCTTGGAAGGCAAGAGTGTGGTTATCTTTGTCAATTTCTCTGAAACAGTCCAAACACTTTGCCAGAATCTGGGGTGCGGTAGAATCGAAGGAGGCCAGTCAGCGGAGGATAGGCAGAACGCCATAGACCGATTCCAAAACGATGAAAAGCATGTCTTGGTTGTAAACATCGCGGCGGGAGGAACTGGCATTTCTCTACACGACACAAACGGTAACAGGCAGAGGGTGTCGCTAATATGCCCATCGTTCTCAGCTAAGAACCACCTCCAAACTCTGGGACGCATACACCGCAATGGGGCCAAAAGTGACGCCATCCAGAAGATCCTCGTAGCAAACAAAAGTGTCGAAGAGGCCGTGATGAAAGCAGTTGGAAAACGGCTGACAAACCTTAACATTCTCCACTCATGATATTGGAAGTAGGAGACCAGTCAAAATGCAGCCGTGGTTCCGAAGAGAGGGCCGTCATACACGCCTGTAAATTTCCTTGCTACGTATCGCGAATAAGCCCTGCAAAGAACTACCCAAAGAATGACCCCCGATACCTGTGGGTAGAAGATGACCACGACTTGTATTTAAACATCATAGATCCTCCCAAGCCCCTGTTCCAAATTGAGAGCATATACAAGACGCTGGCCTTTGGGGAAGGGAGACAAAAAATATTGGTGCATTGTAATCAAGGGCAGTCCCGTTCTGTTGCTCTGGCAATTCTCCTCTGGTCATTTTATGGGGATAAACACGACAGCTTTGAAAGTGCTAAAAAGGATTTTGAAGGCACCCACCCCGATTACCCTGTAACCCCGAACAGGGGTATCCAAGAATTTCTAACCACAAACTGGAATAACATAACCAACCAACGAAATGAACATTGACCTAAACACCAAAGAAATGCAGCAAGTCGTGTATAACGCAATAACCCACACGATAAGTGGGGCTATCAGCGACCTGTTTGATCCAGAAAACGTCAACGAACCAGTATTTATGCCGCGCCTTATTCGTGAAGCGATAATAGACGGCATAGACAAAGCCCTATGCACTGGACCTCATACCATGAATGCCATCGAGATGGGCATGAAGCGAGGTGTCGAAGAAGCAATGCGGGGCACCCCGCCACTAGAAGACATCGTGGCATTTGAGGAACGATTAAAAGAAATACACAATGCAGACTAAACCAGACCATAGTTCCAGAGGACACGCTGAGTTCTCCCCCTCTTCCCTCAAGTATGTCGCCGCATGTGCAGCATACGAAGGGAAGAGCGGGACTTCAGCCGCCGCTGAAATGGGCACCCGCATTCACGAAGCATTAGAAGTTCGCGACCCATCTGCATTGCATAACGAAAAAGAGACGGAGATCTACGATCAGATCGTGGAGATGGAGGCAGACTTCATGGGCAACTTCTCGACTGTTAAGGAAGAGCACAACGAGATTCAAGTTGATGTTGAGCTGGACGGCACAAAGACATGGGGTACCTGTGACAGATTTCTAATCCTTGAGTCCGGTAACGAGGCTGTGATGGCTGATTACAAAACAGGCATCAGCATTATCGACCCGCCTAACAAGAATTGGCAAGCCAAGGCTTATGCAGTCGGGGCCTTCCAGAAATACAAGGATATCGAGAAGATCGTCTTTGTGTTTTATGTGCCACAACATAACGACTCTTTGCACCACACATTCAGCCGGGATGACTTAGCTGGTCTTATTCAGGAGTTGAGTGATGTTATCAAGAGGGGCGAAGAAGTTCGGCCCAAGTGGGCCAAAGGAGAGATAGACCTCAAGGACTGCACCCCGACTCAGTACTGTCGGTTCTGCAAACACGAAGACGCTTGCCCTGCTTTGGGAGGGCTGGTCCTCGACGTAGCGAAGAAGCTCGACTCCACGATCCCTGATGTGGATTTGGAGAACATTGATGACCCTGCGCGGCTGTCAGAACTTTTCAACATTGCCAAGATCGTAGAGAACTGGGCTGCTCGTATCAAAGAGCGCACAATCGAAGCGGCGAAGGATGGCGTAGAACTCGACGGTTTGAAGCTGCGCTCAATGGGACGCGCCAGAAAGATCATGGATAACGAGACTTTTGCGACTATAGCAGAGGAGCATGGTCTGGAGACCAAAGACCTGCTGGATGCCGCTAATTTTCCCCTCGCGAAGATTGCGAAACTCGTTGGCGCTCAAGCGGAAAAAGGCGGGCGGCGAGAAAAAGAGTTGAATTTTATTGACGCTTGCGACGAAGCAGGCATTATCCAGCGCCTTGAAGAGCGATTCAGAATCGCGATTCAGTAAACAGAGAAACAAGAAACAAGAAACAGTGAGTAAGAAACAAGATACTGCCATCGCAGAAGTTCCAACTTCGGAACTAGCC